TATAACAACCATAATCATCTGGTTTATCTACTAATATTTTAACTTCTATTATTGATGGTGGAAGTATCATCTTATTATATCAATCTTATTCATACTATCTTTATTCCAAACTTCAAGTTCTTTTCTTACTCTACCATCTGCAACAATATTAGTATATCGTTTGGTTGCAAGTTTCTTCCACCAAGCAACAATATTTTCAAGTTCAAATCTATCATAATTCTCTGCCTTTGTCAAGACATTTGTTTTACCTAATAACACATCTCTTGCATTTTCATATCCATACGTTGACATATAGAATCTCTTCTGTGTGGTTACGTCACTCGCCTTTGCAATCTCTTTACTGAACAGTTCGAATGCTTTACTATCATGTTCTTTGAGTGAGGATTTAATTATACCAACCATCTTAGTTTGCATCTTGAGTTTTCTACTTGATGCACCTTTGTGTATGAGTTCCTCACCACCATTCTTCTCTGTGAACCACTCTTTCATCTCTGGATATATTTCTTCTCCAAGTGTCAATAGAAACTTTGACTCAGTATCACCTTTGTATCTCAAGTATGGACGCATACCATCATACATGGACGCACCTTTGATATTACCATAAAGAGATGTAGTTTCGAAAAGACAAAACTCTGTATCATATTTTTGATTTAACATTCTACGACTTGCATGAGAACAACAGATAGCCGCAAGTAATTTACCACCCAAACAGTTGTAACCAAATGGTTGAACTGGAACAATATTGAAACCCATGATTGCACGTTTATTAAAAATATCTAAGTCTGGTACATCACCAAGAAAATCATTACGAGGTTTTGAGTTGATAAGTGGAGAACCATAACGAATGAAACCAACTATCGTGTTAGTATTTGTTTCTTTCACCACAAGTTTCAAAGTCTTGCCTGGGTTCTCGTCTGGACTAAATGATGCAGTCTTTTCTAGTAATGTATCAAATAGTTTTGTAGGTATCTGAACCACTTTGAAGTCCATGTCTTGTGGGTGCATATCAAACTCTTGAAACAAATCATCTTCCATACTCATACCAGGCAATGGTGATGGTATATCTTTCACTCTCTCAATCTTTCTTGCACGAAAGTAATCATCAATACGATTGAAGTCACGAAAGTATTCCATTAACTTTGTAGCTGCATATATCGAGTCTTCTCTATTTAATATCATCCAAAGAAATCCTCTAGTGTCCCCTGTGTTCCATAACTGTCATCTATTCTCCAAAGTATTTTGTCTGTAATGAACTTGAGTGGTTCTACAAAACTTTTCTCGAACTGCACATTATAGTCTATTACTTTGTGGAAGTCAAGTTCTTTTGGTAACTTTGTTATGAAAGATATCGCACTTGATTGATAGATGTTTGGTAACTTGAGATGTAGGAACTTTACCTTATCACCCTCTTGAATGTAGGGATACTTGTTACCAAGTTTATTTTTCTTAACCAAGTGATTGTACAGAATACCACCCTTGACATGAATAGGAGCACCCTTTGCAAACAGACTATCTGATGATGAAAACTTTGACAGACCATTCAACGATCTTGGATAAGCAATATCCTCTGGTAGTAACTTCATGAACTCCCCCCTAAATTCTTGTATAAAAGTATTTAGCATCTTTTCATCACCACTCATAATTATTTTAAGTGCATCTTTAATCTTTTGTCTACAAGGTGCAGGCGTACTTGACTTGACAGCCTCTATACCCATAATCTTGAGTTGTGGTTCTTTGTATCGAACACCCTCGACATCATGTGCGTTCAGAATATATCTTTTCTTCGCAGTCCAGATACCTTTGTCTGCAATCACTTCTCGTTTCATCTGCATCTTCTGTGCGTATGCATTTGTGTAATCTGCAAGTTCTTGATAAGACTTATCTATGAATGGTTCTAGTTTTTCTTTTGCAATCGTATCCAGAAAGTTTACTGTGTTCTTAGGATTAAACTTTTCTACTAACTTATCAAATGTCACATAGATTGAGTCTGTATCAGATGCAATTACATAGTCCTTGTTTTCTGTGTCCAGTAGTTTATTCATGTACTCGTTGACCTTGTTCTCAATCCAACGAATAGATAACTGACCAGCAGTTGTGATACCCTCTGCAATAAGTAAATCATAGTAACGAAAGTATTGATTACCAATCGCACCATAAGCAGAGTTGAGTGATATCTTCTTCGCCATCTGTATATTATTATACTTTGATATATCCTTGAGAAGTTTAGGATCTTTGGTATCCTCATACTCTTGTTTAGATTGCAACGTAAGTTTCTTATACTTCACTCTGTCGTTATACATACTCTCCATAATCTCTGGAAGAAAACCTTTTTTATTAGTCTTAAATAATGCACCATTCGGTGTGAGTGTTGCACTCTTCATGAATGATGTGTCAGTTTTTTTAGACAATAGTTTATCTACTGACATATCCTTTACCTTATCTTGTGATACTAGAGTCTCAGGCGATATGTTATATTGCATTATGAGATGAGGATACAAACTATTCAAGTCAAACGACATGACCCACTTATGCTGACCAACTTGAGGGTCTTTCACATACGCACCTTCAAACTTCTCTGATTTACTTGATGCGTTTTTCTGTGGTATCATAATATTTTTATCTCGTAGATAGTTGCAAATCAATATATCCCAATACTTAACAGAACCAAGAACATCCATATAATTTACTTTTGCATCATAGGCCATAGTCAAAAGAAGTTCGATCAATCCCATCTTATCTTCTAATCTATCAACAAGTTCAACGTCCATAATATTATATTCAATAAATGATTGATAGTCATTTGTATACCAATCACGAAATGTTTCATAAGGATTGTCATCTTTACGTTCACCTAACTCGACATATGCAATATGGTCAAGTCTATATGACTCTTGTGAAGTATAGGTGAACTTACGATATAGGTCAAAGTAATCAAGATGTGAAACACCTTGTATATCATATACTTGATGTGTTCGACCCATCTTAAAAATATTTCTACTGTTCACACTTTTCCAAGGCGATAGTCTTTTGACCTCATCTTCACCACAGAGATTGATGATACGATTACATAGATAAGGAATATCAAAGAACTCTGTATTCCAACCTGTAATAATATCTGGTTGATTATAATCCCAGAACGCAAGAAAGTCTTGTATCAGATGACGTTCACTTTCACACTTGACATATTTTACATCATCACGTTTTGTTTGAAAGTCACCTATACCCCAGACAACTATTTCTTTTGTCTGATGGTTCTTGATAGTGATTGATAGTAGTGGTTCTATTGCAGCTTCTGGATTAGGAAACCCATTCTCACACGCAACCTCAATGTCGATAGTCACTATGAGAAGTTTCTCTATATCCCAATCCACTCGATTTGGATATTGGTCTGCAATGTAAGAATATGCATACTGTGTATTACCAAAGACTAGATGTGATTGGTTCTTATAGTTGTCAACCCAATCACTTGCCTCTTTCATTGTTTCATGTGAAACTGGAGTCACAAAATTACCATCAAGAGTTTTATACTCTGTTGGTTTTGCAACTCTCATATAAAGTGTAGGAGAATACTTAACCCTACGATTAAGTCTTTGTCCGTTTACATATTCTCTGATTAGTAGGTTATTACCCCAGCGAGTAACATTCGTATAAAATTTCATAAAGTAAATATATCACGATTCGTACTATTTGTCAATACCCAAGTCTTTCTTGTTTTTTCTTGAGGTTTCTTTGATATCTTTTTATACCCTCTGCTTTCTTACGAGCTCTCTTCGCAGATGGTTTTTCAAAAAATTGTCTTTGTTTGAGTTCTTTGAGTAATCCCTCTTTTTGTAGTTTCTTTTTGAGTGTCCTCATGGCTCTGTCTACGTTTCCATTTTTTACTGTCACTGTTACCATATATTCCTCATAATTTTTCTGGTATGGGTTGATACTCCTTTTCAAGTATATCTAATTTATCTTGTGCAGATGCCATCTGATCTATCCACTTATCCATCTCCTCTAAATGTTGGGGGTGTTCACCAATTCCAACAGGATTTGTCATGTAAATTTCTAGACTTGCGTGTGCAGTGCTATACTCTGCACGATACTTAT